TACGCGGAGGGGGTGCGTTCGATGTAAAAACAGATCAAATACGATCCTCGACCATCGATTTAGTATATACCTATATACCCATAAATCGAGATGTGTTTCCATAAATGCCATTTGGTATGTTTCCCCACGATATGCGAAAAAGAGATTTTCAAAAAATTTACCGTGTCGACAAAAATATATACACCTGGAATCACCGTCACACCACCCAACATCTTCTTTCTTTTCTTTGCGTTCCATTTGGTTTCCCGGGAAATTGTTCGTATATTTACAGGGTAAATGAGGGCAGAGCCCATAAAATTAATAAAGGTTATGACAAAGCAGGAAGTTAAAAGTTTCAGAGGTGATTTTCAAAAAGCAGTAGCTCAATTAGAAGCTCAGTATGGTGTAAGAATTAGTTTAGGTACTATTCGTTTTGATGTTAATGGTTTAAGAGCTAAAATGGAAGCCGTTAAAGGTGATGCAGTTGAAGTTTTTGATAAGGATGATTTTTCAGTAGGTGAAACTGTTAAAATTAACCATAAAAAAGTTAATCCAAACGATCAATTTAGAATTGTAAAAATTAATTCTAAGAATGTGGTTGTTGAAAAAATCAATGTTGGAGATGGTAGAATAGCAGGAACAATTAGAGTTTCTCCAAGTTTATTAATAAAAATCGAAAAGTAATTCACATTCGATTTGGTTCCCCAAAATTTCTTTCGTATATTTAGGTATAATTAAAAATAATAAAAGTTATGATGTATTCAATCGACCAGGAAAAAAACGAGTTTTTAACAAAAGATGAAATTCGTGAAATTGCTCCTTCAGTTTTCACAAAAGAAGCAGATAAACGTTCAACTACTAAGCATTATGTACATATTCCAACCGAAAATGTTATTGATGATATGTCTACACTTGGTTGGAATGTAGTAGATGCGAAGCAAGTTCAAGCTCGTAAGAATTCAGGTTACCAAAAACACATGGTTGTATTTGGAAATGATGATTTAGTTGTTGAAGGTAAAGATGGTGATACTGTTATGCCACGTATTTTGATGACTAATTCTCATGATGGAAAAAATTCATTCCAGTTCCAAGCAGGTTTATACCGTTTAGTTTGTTCAAATGGTTTAGTTATTGCAGATGCCGAATTTGCTAATATGAAAATCCGCCATATGGGTTATGATTTAGCAGAACTAAAAACAGTAATTAGTGAAATTGTTGAAAAATTACCACTTACTGTTGAGTGTATGAATAAGCTTAAAGCTAAAGAGTTGAGCGAGGAAGAAAAAATATCATTTGCTAAAGAAGCTCTTCAAACTCGTATAAGCAAAAATCAGCTTTCAACATATAGTGCCGAAGATATTTTAGAACTTATTACTCCAACAAGAAAAGAAGATGAAGGAGATGATATGTGGAATGTGTATAATGTAGTTCAGGAAAAGATTATTCACGGTATGTTTGATGTATATGGTGTACAAGGAAAAGTTCGTAAAGCTCGTAAGATCAAGAACTTCAAACAAGATACTAAAGTCAACCAAAAACTATATAACCTAGCTCTTAGCTATGTATAGAGGAGTAAATGGTATAGCAAATAAAGTGGTTAGGGAAATGAAGGGTGATAATACACCCGAAATTTCCCAGGTCACTAAACCACAAACCACTATTTGGGTAAATGGATGTTTTGATGTGGTGCATGCCGGTCATATTGAATTACTAAAATATGCTCGATCAGTAGGTGATCGTTTAGTAGTCGGTTTAGATACTGACGAACGCGTTAAAGAATCTAAAGGACCTACTCGACCTATTAATTCATTATTACACCGTAAAGCTGTTATGGAAGCTATTCGTTATGTAGATGAGGTAGTAACATTTGGTACGGACGAGGCTTTAAAAAATGCTATACAATGGAGTAACGCTACATTTATAGTAGTTGGGAAGGAGTATGAAGGAAATGTTATCGGCTCTGAACTTGTAAAAGATATCAAATATTTTGATCGTTTATATGAACTTTCTACAACAAATATTGTATCATAAGCGTATATACGTATGTATGGATATTGAATTGTCTAAAAGAAAGAGTCGAGTTTTTTAAATTAAAGTTATGAAAAAATTATTGTTATTATTAAGTATTATTTTATTTATTTCTTGTGAAACTACAACCCCTAAGCCTTATCCATGTTTAGATGGATCTTGTGATGCCGAATTTATTATTGATACCATAGTTTCACCCGGTTCATATTTTGATTCTACTGATGGTTATTGGAGAGTTAAATTTGTAGGATTAAATTATTTTACTATTCAAGGAAGACTTGATGAACTTGATCCTTATTATGTTCTTAATGGGGTTCCTTTAATTGAAACTCAATATGATAGTGATTATTGGGTTGTGTTTGATACTTTACAATGGACTTCCCCCATGTATTCTGTTTTAAGTTGGTTTTCGGATAGAGAATATCAAAATCCTATTTCTGTTGGGAGTATTACTTATACTTTAGAACAAATTGCGGATTTACACCCACCACTTAATATTGTAGGATATCAAATCCCTAAACATTTTTGTTTTGATTGTCCATATGCCGAAACAGTTTTAGCTACTTATAGTAAATATAATTATCTTCCCCGACAACAAATTTTATTAGATGATGAAATGGTAGGAGATACTGCTAGAATTTTTACTAGAGTCTTATTTAATAATGATTCAGGTCCACGTGAAATTAGGGAAAGTGAAATTAAGGTTATATTTGAATAAATTATGGAAAGGATAAATGTAGAAGAAGCAAAAAAATACATCTCACTTGGTGATGATTTTACAAATAAAACTGTTCAAGATTGTCCTTATTATACTTTAACACCTTCATCTAGAGGAGAGGGTTGGGAAGATGTTACTTATTATACTGCCCGTAAAATTGATATGTATGAAAACCGCAATGGTGAATATGATTCTTGGGTTTATATTTTATCTAATCCTACTATGCCTCGTATGTACAAAATTGGGTATACTAAAAATACCCCTGAGGAAAGAGCAAAACAAATTTCAAATTCAACAGGAGTTGCTCTTCCTTATGAAGTTGAATGGGCCTTCCATTGTTATGATGGTTTTGGTTTAGAACAAGAGGTACATCATAAATTAAATTCACTTAGAGTAAATAATAATCGTGAATTTTTTCAAATTTCTTTAGAAGAAGCAAAGAAAACCGTGCAAGAGCTTGGAGAACGGTATCTTTAGTCGTATATTTATGGTGTTAGAAAAATAAAGGTTATGAAGACATTTAAAGATTTAGTATTTAAGAAACATTCATCAGGTTTGGGTGTTCATGCTATTGAAAAATTCGCTAATGGGTTTGAACTTAGTGTAGTAGCAGGTGAGAGTTTATACTCGACACCTAGAGAATCTAGTAATGATGTTGATTTTTTTAGTTCATTTGAAATAGCAATATTTGATATGGCTGGGGGATTTATCACCAGACAAATTATTGGTGGTAATGATGATGTTGCGGGTTGGAAATCTCGTGATGAAATTAGTTCTATAATGGAAAGACTTACTAATATTAGATAATGGAAAACTTTAAAGAACTTCTTCAACAATCTCTTGCAGATAATCAACTAGAGTCATTAATGCCTTCGCGCGAATACAGCGAGAATGAGCGCATATACATGCAGGGCTATAATGCAGCATTGAGTGATATGCTTGAGGATTTTAACGCAGAATATCGCGAATTTGTTAAACTTCAAAATCAACCTTCTTTAAATTAGAAATTATGGATTATCAAAAAATGGATCAAGAATTTGTATCTTTAGTAGATATGATTGCAAGTGATGAAATGAGAGTAGAAATACTTTTTGAAGCCCTTAAAACTATGCAAGAACATCCTTATTCTACTCCTAAACTTGCTTTACAAGTTGGTATTCAAGAGTGGGCTAAGTAAAACTATTTTATTATATTTAATACATTATGACAGAACCAAAAACCACCCAAGAAAGAGTAGAAATGATCAATCGTTTGATTGAAATCGAATCTCAAATCCAAGATTTATGGGAATTCCACCCTGATAATCCTGAAAGTGTAGATATTGTTTCTAGGTTTGATGACTTACAACGTGATGCTGCAAGTATAGATAATTATCTACAGACTTTATTTCCATCTAAAGATAATATAGAGGAAGAAGAACTTCCATTTTAGAAGAACGCCTTAGTGATGGAATTGGTAGACATGAGGGACTTAAAATCCCTTGAACAGTAATGTTCGTGGCGGTTCGAGCCCGCCCTGAGGTACAAAGTAGGGGAGTTAAACGTAAAATCCTAAGAATGCAATCGACGGATTGCTTAGGTAGGGACCTTCAGCGCGCATGAAGGTGAAGCCCCTCGAATATGGACTCGTAGCTCAGCTGGATAGAGCATCTGCCTTCTAAGCAGACGGTCACAGGTTCGAATCCTGTCGGGTTCACGAGTTTTAGGAAGATTGGCAGAGTGGTCGAATGCACTGGTCTTGAAAACCAGCGTACCGCAAGGTACCGTAGGTTCGAATCCTACATCTTCCGCTGTCCTGTGGTGTAATTGGCAACACTATGGTTTTTGGTACCATCATTCTAGGTTCGAGTCCTAGCGGGATAACAATTCGCAGTCAAGTGTACACTCGGTTGAGATTGTAGAGGGAGTAGTTTGGCTATTCCCTCTTTTGTATGTACATTAACTAAAACAAAAAACCCAAATTATGGAAATTTCATTATTTATTATAGGAACTTTTATAAGTATTATAGTCATAATGGTTATAGGTGTATCTATAAATTATGTAGCATTTAAATCTTTACAAGAAGAAGTTGATAAATTGAATATTGCTTCGGACCATGGGTTTAAAGATATCTATAAACAACTTGAGAATACTCAACAAGAATTACATTCTCGAATTACTAAAACAGAACAATCAGTTGTTAGACATACTGATTCTAAGGTCGATCAATTAGAAAATAAAATTAAAAGAAACTTTGATCTTTATGGTCAACAAGGGAAACCATATTAATTAAATATACCCATAAATTTTTACATTATTTCCCACATATAACGCGATATTATGCAATACTATACAACATCAACAGCAGGCAGTAACATAGAAATTATATATATTTATACACGTGAAACCACAACAACAAATTAAAGAATACGCTCAAATTGCTCATTTATACTTTACAGAAGGTACTTTTTCTGAGGAAGAAGTTAATGACTGGATGTATGAATATGGGCTTACTGTTGTAAAATTACTTAAGGGTAGAATAGAATTTACTTATTACGAAGATTGGTATGAGACTAAAATGACCATTTGGAAAGATGGTAAAGCAGAAGTGGAAACTAATATCTAATGATAGATCCCGAAAAACTTTTTTCTAATTTTGAACTTCCTCATGATAATAAGGAAGATCTATTTCATGAGTTACAGAAAACTCAAACATTTAAATTAGGGATGTTTAAAAAAATCATTTGGAATCAAAAAAATATAGAAGCTAAAATGGGGCATTTTTTAGAAGCTATGCCCGAATTAGCTGAAAAGATTGATTTTGATAACGATGCAGGGGAATTTGTTACTCATACTAGAGCATGGACATACCTTAAAGATTATGATCCTACCTCAGATACAGGTAGAGATGCAGGGAGGATTTTCGCCGATCAATATACTATTACAGCATGTGATTTAGCAATTTCCTTTTGGGAAGAAAAAGAATCATACGAAAAATGTGCTCATATCAAAAAAGTTAAAGATTTTCTTGAATTAAACGTGATTCCGTAATTTCTCTTTAGTATATTTGAGATACAGAGGAAAGGAAAGAGAGAGAGAGAGGGGATGTGACGTTTCGAGACGTCTCCCGAGATTAAAAAATTAATAATTATTATGAGAAACCAAGTATTGTTTGAACAAAAAATGGATCGCCTTGAAGGTAAACTTCAACAGATTAGAGTAATGTCTAGCCGTGTAAAATCATTACAAGAACTTTATCAACTAATCGATGAAGGTAATGAAATATTAGCCGACATGAGAACTATGCTCGAAAGAAAATAAATAAATAAAAGTTATGACGTTAACAGCAGAACAAATCCAAGAAAATTGGAATATTTTTATCTCCAATATTGAAACCCACATCACGGGAGATCGTAAACAAGCACTTCTTGACTTCTATAACAAGTATCAAGAACGTATTATGTTGATGCCCGCGGCTCACAAGAAAGAATATCACAACTCCTTTCCTGGAGGGTATGTTGAGCATGTAAATCGCGTTGTACGTTGTGCCCTTAAGCAAGCTAAGTTATGGGAAGAAGAAGGATGTGATATGTCTACTTTTACTTCCGAAGAACTTGTTTTTTCTGCTATTAACCATGATTTAGGTAAAATGGGAGATGAGAATAACGAATCATATATCCCTCAGACCGATAAGTGGAGACGTGAAAAGTTAGGTGAGGATTATATGTTTAATAAACAAGTCCCATTCTCATCCGTTCCAGATCGTGGTTTATTCCTACTCCAGTCTCATGGTGTAGTATATACTTTCAACGAAATGCTCGCGATACAAACGCATGATGGTTTATACGACGTAGCTAATGAGAAATATTTGAAAGCGTATATGCCCGAACAAAAACCGCGTACTTCGCTACCATTTATAGTCCACCAGGCTGATTTGATGGCTGCGAGAATTGAATTTGAAAAAGAATGGTTACCTAAATTAAAAGGTAACGTGGAGGGGCAAAAAGAAAATTTTACATTAAGTGACAAACCAAAAAGTAAAACTCAACAACAGAAAGCTTTAGGTTCAATTAAAAGTGAAGGTTTAAAGAATTTATTAGATAACTTATGATTATTGCAATTGTTATACTATCAATTTTAGTAGCTACCCTAGGGTTCACTACAGTAAATCTTCTTCGTAAAAATGAAAAACAAGAGGATATCCTCGTGGGTTATTTAGATTATCTAGATAAAATCTCCCGAGTAATAGAGGTTTCGGATGAGAAAATGAAAGACGTAGATTCTAGAGGTAGCTTTAGTAGCGACGATGAAGTAGGATTTTTCTTTCAACAAATAAAAGGGTTACAAGATATCTTAAACGAGTTCAAACTCGAAAAAAGATAATGTAACCATATGCCAAAAAAACGTAGACCTAAAAGTAAAAATTACTTTACTCAAGATACCGAAGATGCTATTGTATTATACAATGGCACTTCTGATACTGATATAAAGAGTAAAATATATCAAGATCATGTACATTACCCGTTTTTTAAATTAACGGAAAACATAATCCATACCTTTAAATTTTATTATACTGAGGTAGATGAGATTGAACATTTACAACATGAAGTAATTTGTTTTTTATTATCTAAAATTCATTTATTTGATCCTACTAGAGGGGCCAAAGCATATTCTTATTTTGGAACTATAGCAAAACGCTATTTAATCCTCCAAAACCAAAAGAATTATAAAAAACGCATTGATAAAGCCCCAGTAGATGAATTATTTAAGGATGATACCCATACTTACAATATGGATGATCCTACGGCAATGAATGATCCTTTAAATCTATATATTAATTTATATGTAGAATATTGTACAGAAAATATATTTGAATTATTTCCAAAGAAAAAAGATGCTGAGATTGCTGATGCAATTTTAGAATTATTTCGTAAAAGGGAAGAGATTGATGTTTTTAATAAAAAAGCCCTTTATATCTACATTCGTGAGATGGTAGATGTTAAAACTCCCAAAATTACTAAAATAGCTAACCAATTATATTCAATATTTAAGGGTAACTATATTTTTTATCTTGAAAATGGGTATGTAGAATTCGAATAAGGTTATATTTATACATGAATAAACACTATAAATATGAGTCAACAATTCGAAAAAGTAATATTTGGTACTAAAAAATTCTCTAATTTACTTGAGGAAATTTATGAAAACCAAAAACGCCGTGAAGCACAAGTAACTGCGCTTATTTCTGAGTTAAAACCAATGGTTTCTGATATTGGTGATGCTACACTCATCGTACCTCTTATCAAAGAATATATGGAAATTGGGGTTAAAAATGATGATGCCTTAATTAAAATGGCTACGTTGGTTCAACGTGCTTTAAATTCTTCTAATGAAGAAGGTGGGTTAGGTATCAGTGATGAGGAAAAAGCTCAACTATTAGAAGAAATGGAAAAACTTCAAAAGTAATTAACTATGGTTTTTGGGAGTAATACTTCATCATCTCTTATACAAAATGCTTCAACAGCACAATTAATCCCAGGGAGGGTTATTAGTATAGATCAGTCTTCAACTTTATCTAATGGGGAGATTACTGTTGAACCCATGAAAGTATCAGGTAACCAACCTGGAAGTTTAGGTATAAAAGCAACCCCTCTATTCCCTAATGTTAAAAATTATCCATTAATAAATGAAACTGTATATTTACTGTCATTTCCTAGTGGTGACTTTGCTAATTCTCCAGGTAATATAAAATATTATTACTTAACCCCAGTAAAAACCTGGGCTAATAATATTCATACAAACCCAACTCCGGCACAACAAGAAAATATAAAAGGTTCCAACCAAAATAAAAGTATAACAGAAATAGAAGCAGGTTCTCCTAATATTTCTACAAAACAAAACACAACATCTTTTAAACCTGGAATATATTTTAATGAAAAATCAAACATTTACCCATTATATCCCTTTGAGGGTGATGTTATATTAGAGGGTAGATTTGGAAATAGTTTAAGATTAGGTAGCACTGATATTTCAGGTTCAACTCCTTTAAATAATTGGTCTAATTCTCCTTCTAATGGAGATCCTATTACTATTTTAAGAAATGGTCAAGATCCTTCATTAACAGGGTCTGCTCAATTTCTTATAACTGAAGATATTAATAAAGATTTATCATCAATCTACATTACTTCTAAGCAAAATATACCTATTGAAGTAGCTTCTACAAATGATTATTTATCTTATGGGGATAACCCACCTGTTTTACCTAAAAATTATGCCGAAAATTCTCAAGTAATTGTTAATTCTGGAAGATTAATATTTAATTCAACTAATGATCATATTTTATTATCTTCAAATAAATCAATAAATTTAAATTCTATAGAAGGTATCTATACAGATACAATTGGAGATACAGTATTCCAATCTAATAAAGTATATCTAGGAGGGACTAAGAATTCCCAACCTATAATTTTAGGGGATGAATTAGTTACATTATTAACAGATGTATTAAATGATTTATCTACTCTTACTAATACTCTTCAATCACAACCTGGTGTTCCTATAGGTGCTCCATTAGCACCTACCAGTATTGTAGCTCAAACTATAAACTTTAAAATTAATGGGTATAAACAAAGACTAAAAAATACATTATCTAATACTACTTCTACTGTATAATGATTACACCCACTTCCATAGAACAAAAAAGAGAAAAAGAGGCTCAATTAAGATCAAGACTTAAAGGTAGATTAGATCTATCATCGTTTGATGTAAAAAAGCTTTCTGAATCTATCCCAAATAATCTAAAAACTAGAGGTCAAGCTAGACTATCAGCTTTAATTTTAAGTCAAAGTGGTAAGTTTCTCTCCAAAGTACTTCCAGGTTTAACAGAACTTTTAGCTAAATTTGGAATTACTGATATTAATACTGTATTAAAAGATTTTGATGCTGAAGCATTTAAAGAGGAATTTTGCCCCACTACAGATGAATTAAACAATATAATTGAACAAAGAAATAATTTAGTTGAATATGTAAATAGTATTGGAAATACACTAGATGCTCTCACAGTAACAATTGATTTTGGAGCAGGTTTTGCTAAATTTATTCAAGGTTTAGTAACCCGTTTATCCCAAACTAAACTAGGTGCTACCATATCAATGGCATTAATCCCATTTGCTCTTCCAGGTGCAGTACCTGCTGGGGTATCCACATTAGGTGATGTTACTGATAAGTTATTATTTAATACAGATGGTACCCCAAGGTTACCACCAATTACTATTACGGCTTCTAATGTATCACCTGCTGTGGCTTCAACACAAGCTACAATTTTACAAACAGTCCAACTATTAGGTGCTTTAGATACTTTAATCAAAATCTGTAATCCCAATTCTACATTAACAGATGCATCTAAAACTATCCAAGATACAGCTGCAAATGAATTAATAGCTGAAAATTCAACTAATGAATCTACTTATAAAGGATTTATTTTAGAAATTGAAACTAAAGAATTTACAGACACAGTAAACCAAAATAGGGCTGTGGGAAAAAATAACTCGGGGATTGTATTAATTGCAACAGAATATTCTTTTGCTTCCAACCCCCAAGTATTATTAGATGAACTTAAATTTATTATTGACAGAGACGATTTAAAAGCGTATTAAACCCATATTTATAACCATGAAACTAACAGAATTAAGAAAAGTAATTAGAGAAGAAGTAAAGGCTGCAATCCAAGAAGAATTAAAAGATATCCTTCTTGAGGCTGTAAAAACCCCAACTCAAACAACTTTATCAAATACTCCTGCTAAAAAAACAACTGTAACAGAATCAACCCAACCTGATCCTCAGGCACAAAAAGCATTTAGACAACAAATGTTATCTCAAATGTCAGCTGCTGGGGGTAATTTAAACTTATCAACAGCTGATAATACAAACACTTTTGTACCCTCAGGTCCTACCTCAGGTGAAGGTTCTGCTTTAGGAACAGGTACTGTAGGTTTAGACCAAATTATGGGTATAATGAACAGTAAATAATGGCTTATAATGCTCAAAAAATATCACCGATTGATTTTAAACCTAGTGTAGGTGTAGGAGTTTCCTTACCTTTTAATGGGAAAGCTTGTTTTAACCCTACTTTTACTACACAAGAGGCAATTAAAAATAATTTAATTAATTGGTTTTTAACTAATAAAGGAGAGCGTCCATTAAATCCTAATTTTGGTGGTAATTTAAGGTCATTTTTATTTCAACAAATTGAAGAAGACACTTTAGAATTTTTAGAAATAGATATCCAATCTCAATTGAGTACTTATTTTTCAAATATTACTATTGAAAATTTAGAAATATCTACAGAACCTGATATTCATAAAATAAATGTATTGTTAAAATATAGTGTACAAAGCACAAGCATAACTGATGAATTAAATATAACATTTGACTAATGGCTTCAAATAGAGACATAAAATATATTAATAGGGATTTTGGGAATCTTAGACAGAATTTAATTAACTATTCTAAAACCTATTTTCCAACAACATTTAATGATTTTACAGAAACATCCCCAGGTATGATGTTTATGGAATTATCTGCTTATGTAGGTGATGTTTTATCATTTTATCAAGATAATCAATTTCAAGAAACATTTTTACAATATGCTCGTGAAGCTAAAAATTTATATGATTTAGCTTACATGATGGGATACAAACCTAAAGTTACAGGTGTAGCTTCAGCTGATATAGATTTTTATCAAACAGTTCCCTCAAGCGGTAGTGGAGCAAATACAGTCCCAGACTATAATTATGCTTTATTAATAGGAGAAAATTCTCAAATAGCCTCTACTTCAAATACTTCAGTAAACTTTTTAGTAGAAGACCCAGTTGATTTTGATACTTCTTCATCCTTAGATCCTACAACAGTTTCTATATATGAACAAAGTGGTGCTACTATTAATAGCTTTCTATTAAAGAAAACCAGAAAGGCTATTTCAGCTACAATTAATTCTACAACTTTTTCATTTTCTAGTCCACAAGAATTTGCTACTCGTAATATTACTGCTGATAATATTATAGGTATTTTAGACATTGTAGATGCTGATGGTAATATATGGTATGAAGTACCTTATTTAGGACAAGGAATGGTATTTGATTCTATTAAAAATACTAATCCAAACGATCCAAATTTTTCATCTCAAGAAGGTGATACACCATATTTACTAAAATTAAAACAAACTTCTCGTAGATTTGCTACTAGATTCCAATCCCCAACTACTCTTCAAATACAATTCGGATCTGGCACTTCTAATGATGTAAATGAAGAAGTTACTCCTAATGCTGATAATGTAGGAATTGGGTTACCTTTTGAAAAAGATAAACTCACAGCAGCCTATTCCCCTCAGAATTTTATATTTACAAATACTTATGGTATTGCTCCATCAAATACAACTTTAACAGTTAGATATTTAACAGGTGGAGGAGCTACGGCAAATGTTCCTGCAAGTAGTTTAATTACTTTATCTAATAATACAGTTAATTTTCAAGTTGCAGGATTAACTAGTAATCTAGCAGATAATACCTTTAATTCTCTTCAAGTAACAAACCCAAGAGCAGCTTCAGGAGGTAGTGATGGGGATACTAATGAAGAAATTAGACAAAATTCTATTGCAAATTTTTCTACTCAATTACGTAGTGTAACTCAAGATGATTATTTAGTTAGGGCATTATCAATGCCCCCTAAATTTGGTGTAGTTTCTAAAGCTTACATAGAACAAACAAAAATTAATTCTCTCCTCCCAGGAGAAATCCCATCAACACTAACTTTATATATTTTAAGTGCTAATGCTGAAAACCACCTAACACTTGCTGGTACAGCATTAGAACAAAACCTTCAAACATACCTATCTCAGTATAGAATAATAGGAGATTCAATTAATATAAAAGATGCTTTTATTATTAATATAGGTGTTGATTTTGAAATTACAGTTAGACCTAATTTTAATAGTAATGAGGTATTAAAAGCTTGTTTAACAGAATTAAAATTATATTTTAACACAGATAACTGGCAAATTAATGAACCTATTCAAATAAGTGAATTATTTTTACTTTTAGATAAAATTCAAGGTGTTCAAACCGTTAAAAATATTAATATTACTAATAAGGTAGGTGAATCTTTAGGGTATTCTAAATATGCTTATGACGTAACTGGAGCTACATTAGATAGTGTAATTTATCCTTCAATAGACCCAATGATTTTTGAAGTTAAATACCCTACTACTGATATTAAAGGTAGAATAGTAAATATGTAATTATGGGATTAATAAAAAAATATAACGAAAGAATAGGAGGTAATCAATTTGGTAGCAGTATTGATACTGGGATAATAAGAAATCCTAATACATTTATTAATGAAAAAGGTAATACAGTAACAGATTTTAATAAAACTAGTTTAGATTTAGAGAATCCACAACCTTTAGGAGGTCTTACTAATATTTCTTATACGACTCAAGTTGGCGAAGATATTGTAACATCACCAACTACCCAACCCTACACTCCACAAAATACTTATTCTGATAGCTTTACTAGTCCTACATTAAAAGCACGAACCATAGATCCTAAAAAATAAAATGGCAGTATATAAAATTTTCCCATATCAAGATACTACTTTGTATTCAATGTTTCCTAAAATGAATACAGGTATTGATCCTATCAATCAAATTTCAAATTTAAATTTTGCTATTGATAGCCAACCTTCTGTAGCTAGATCTTTAATTAAATTTGACACTGATGATATTACTAATACTATTGAAAACGTTATTGGTGGTACAAATTTTCAAACTAGATTACGTTCATTTATAGCAACAGCTCAGGGTATTGTTGAATCTTCTACTTTAGAAATTTGGCCTATAGCTGTAGCAGAAAATGCATCAATAGACTGGAATCAGGGTACTGGTACTTACCTAGATCAACCTTTAACTACAGATGGAGCATGTTGGGAATCACCATTCTTTGCTAATGGTAACCAATGGCCTATTCAAGTTCCAGATGCTGCTGGAAGAGTCCCCTCAGGTTCATATAATACTTCTTATGCTACTATAGGTGGTGGAGCATGGTATACAGGTTCTCAAGGTACAGATTTTAATGTCACTGCATCTTTTGGACCTAGAAGTGATAAAGATTTAAACATAATTGTAGATGATATAGTTCAAGCCTGGACTGGTTCTTTTTTACCTAATCATGGTTTTTTACTTAAATGGGAAGGTAGTGCTGAATTTAATCCAAGTAAATTAGTTCAACCTGTAATGCAATATTATAGTGTTGACACAAATACTATTTACCCACCAGAATTAGAATTTAGATGGGACGATTCAGTATGGGCAACTTCATCAACAATCCCTGTATTAGATCAAGAAAATATTTATATTTCACTAGCTGAAAACCCAGGTATATTTTATTCTCAAAGTATAAATAAATTTAGGTTAAATGTAAGAGAAAAATATCCTAAACGTGTTTACCAAACAGGTTCTTTATATACTAAACAACATTACTTACCTTCTGCTTCTGCATGGTATGCTGTAAAAGATTTAGATACTAATGAATTTGTAGTAGATTTTGATAATGATTATACTAGAATTAGTGCTGATACTACTTCAAGTTATTTTGATTTATATATGAATGGATTTGAACCTGAAAGATATTATCAAGTATTAGTTAAAGTAGATGTTGGGGGTAGTACTACAATATACGATGATGAATATTATTTTAAGGTAGTTAATGGATAATGGAACAAAAAGTAACATTAAATAACAAAGTATTTGTTAAGGGGCAATATGAACAAGTAATTGATACA